AGGATCGGCGGCGATCATAGCAAAGAGATGGATGGTACTAGCTGACGCACAGTTAGATTGTCACTCTCATCAACTTGGTTTTATACATGACGAGTTACAGTATGAAACTATACCAGCATCAGTGAATGATTTAAAGTTCTTATTAGAACTAACCGCTGTACAAGCTGGCGAATATTATAACCTGAGACTTCCTATTGCAGCGGAGTCAAAGTCAGGTAAAAATTGGGCAGAAGTCCACTAACCACCATATGAAACTATTTATTGATGCTGACTTCATTGTCTATAAGGCAACAGCAGCAGCAGAGACAGAAATAGATTTCGGTGATGACGTAATTGTAGTTACTAGCAGGTTCACAGATGCATTAAACGCTACTGTACGAGAGATAAACAAGATCAAGAATCACTTCCTCTGGGACGTGCCTGAGCTTGTATTATTCTTCTCTGACTCTAAGAATTTCCGCAAGGAAATCGAGAAGTCCTACAAAGGTCACCGTAATCGTAAGAAGCCATGCGGCTATAAACGTGTTATCAACGCACTAAAGGAAAGGTATGAAGTAATTATCATGCCGACACTTGAAGCAGACGATAGCATGGGTATTTATAGTACAAAATATCCGGGTAATGTTATATGCTCCCCTGATAAGGACATGAGACAGATACCGGGAAAATTATATAACATGGATGAGGTCACTCTCATCAATGAAGTCGATGGTCCAAGATGGCATTTAATACAGTCAATCTCTGGAGACAACACTGATGGATACAGTGGAGTACCGGGATTGGGAGTTAAACGTGCAACTGCTTTATTTGAAGAACACGGATACAGTTGGAAAACTGTGCTGAAAGCTTTCACAGATAAAGGGTTGGATGAAGAAACGGCATTAATGAATGCTAGACTGGCACGTATCCTTACAGTAGATGACTATGACTTCAGCAAAAAAGAACCAAAACTCTGGTCCCCCGCCGCCGATTACAGAATTGACGATGGAACAGGATCTGAAGTTAAGGCAGATACATGATGCATTAAAGAAACCAGAGACAAGTAAAGAAGATATAATAATATTACTCATGGCATTGCAAGAGCAGTGCTATGTATTATCAAACTGTGTAACAAATCTACTCGCAAAATGGCCCAAGGACCAGACTACTACCAACGTGGATCAGTTGATGTTTGGGATTTTATTAGACAACAAGAACTCAACTTCCACTTAGGTAATGCTATTAAGTATATCTGCCGAGCAGGTTACAAGGATAGCAAGATACAAGATCTAGAAAAAGCAATCCATTATTTAGAAAACGAACTCACCCATGAAGAAAACATTTCTATCAGAGCAGGCGAAGGAATTCCGATCCCGCTACGGGATATCGAACAGTTCGAGTCTACCCTCGAGAAACAAGCAAAAGAATTTGATCGTTGAGGAGTTTAAAGAATTCCTTGAAGCTGAAGGTATGTTATTCCGTAACAACCCAGTATTCCCAGCAGAAGCACTGAAAGAACTAGCTGATCTAGTGTATGTATGCTACCAATACGCTGATAATATGAATTGGTTTCTTGATGAAGCCTTAGATAGAGTACACAAAAGCAATATGTCGAAACTTGATGAAGATGGTCATCCCATTTATAGAGAAGACGGCAAGGTTTTAAAAGGACCAAACTACAAACCACCAACTTTAACAGACTTAGTTTGAAATGACCGCAGAACTTATCTCCCGCACTGGTCGGGTCCAATCATGGTTGGATAACCCAGAATCACGCCTTCCCGTGTCATGCACGGTTTACGTCGTCGAAGACAGCATGGAAGGTAAGGACGGTATCGAAGCAAGCTGGAGATTCGTTTCTCATGCCTTACGCTTTGGTGCAGGGTGTGCAGTACACTTAAGTAACCTAAGACCTAAAGGGTCTGAAAATGGGAAGGGGCTAACAGCTTCCGGCCCAGTATCATTCGCAAAAATCTATTCAACTTTAAATGAAACACTTCGCAGAGGCGGTATTTACAAGAACGGGGCTGTTGTCGCTCACCTTGATATTGACCACGCCGATATTATTGAGTTCGTGCAAACTCCTAGATCTGAACTCCCTTGGATCAAAAGGTGCGTCAACCTTGATCGAGAAAAGTGGGAAGCAGCAACTGAAGAAGTTAAATCCGCTATCCTCTACGGAATCAAGTCAGGGGACATTTGGCTTACCAAAATAGCATATGACAATGACGGAAAAAGAATCTACGGAAATGTCTGTCTTGAAGTTAGGCTGTTCTCACGTGGAACCTGCCTCTTGGAACACATCAACCTCGGAGCATGTAACATTGAAGATATCTCCACTGCTTACTTTAACGGTATGTCAGAGTTGTGCAGTCTCCATGCAAGAACAGGGGTTGACCGCTCTGGCGAGTACCTAAACCCTAAGGTTGACAGACAAGTTGGTCTTGGTGTCTTAGGACTAGCCAACTTATTAAAGAGATATAAGATAACCTATGCTGAATTTGGCGATGCTTTAGAGCAGGTCAATACAGGTATAGTCAAGCATACAAAGGCTTGGATCTTAGCTGATAACATCAGACATGGTGTTAACATGGCTACACAAGTAGCTCACTCTCATAAAATGGTGCGTGCGTTTGCTATAGCACCTACTGCAAGTTGCAGTTATCGCAGCAAGGATCTAGACGGATACACTTGCACACCAGAAATAGCTCCTCCAATTAGCCGTACTGTCGATAGAGATAGCGGTACATTCGGAGTAGAAACATATAACTATGGCGATGTAGAGATTGCCAGTGAAGTTGGTTGGGATGCCTATAAAAAGGTAGCCGACGAATTCATGAAACTCTACCAAAATACGGGACTTCTTCACGGCTACAGCTTTAACTCTTGGAGTGATGTTGTAGAATACGATAACGCATTCGTCGAAGAGTGGTTGGATTCACCCCAGACTTCCCTCTACTACAGCCTTCAGGTAATGGGAGACGTACAAGATAAGACAGATGCATACGCTGCACTGGATAAAGAAGACGTTGATAATTACTTGCAGCAACTGTTAAATGAACCAGAACCACAGTGCGACTGTCAAGAATAATGAGGAAACATCCCTATCAAAAACTATTAGACCGTAAAAGAACATGGTCACCAGTACAAACAACTGCTGGAGAATTAAAACATGGAGCAGAAGAAACCATCTACCGTGCTCTCGCTTTACGCCATCTGGAGTTACCAGTTGGTGAATTCATTGAGGACGCACTTACTGACGTACCTGAACTCTCAAGGGATCTACTTAGATCGAACGTAAAAGACGAGGAAAATCATGACCTCGCATTAGGATACATAGCGAATGCTATAGGGGTTGATCCTAAGGCGGAAGCCGAAGCTCTCAGGCTGCGTGCAGCTTGGGAAGCACACCCCGATCACACCATTTGTAAAGCATTAGTAGCTGAACGTGCTATATTCTTTGTTTTATTGCCTTTCTTTCGTTTTTCTGGTGATGCTGGTCTCCGAACGGTATCAGCTGATATTTCCAGAGACGAACAAATACACGTGGCCTCTAATAGCCTCGTATGTCTCGATATGGGCCTATCTCCTAGTCAATCTTTGGATAAACTTAGGAAGGCCACGATTAATTGGGTACTCGAACCCCTAGGTATAAATACTACCGACAAATATTTGGACAAAAAATTCTGGCTAGATACAAGCGATCGCTTAATGTATGAAGGCAAGGCTCCAGAACTTTCTTCCACCAAATCAGCTAGAATGCCAGCCTTTTTTGAACACAACAATGTCAACCTCCCACAATATGCTTGAGGCCATCACTGGTCCCAACATTAATTACATCCTCGAAGAATTAGAGGAGAACTTTCCACCAACCACACCAAACCCAGAGGATTCAATGCAAAAAATTATGTACAGATCTGGACAACGCTCTGTGGTTGAGTGGATTGTCCATCGAATGGAAGAGGTAAGAACAGATGGCTTATGATAACACAGGAAGATGGGTTCCGAGTGAAGACTTAACTTGGACAAGAAATACTGAAGCACAGAAACAAGCTTTAAGAAATCAGCTAACTGAGGCTGGTTTAGATTGGAATGATAGAGGTAAGTCTGCTTTCCGGACAGATATATGGGGAGACATAACAGAAGGAGAACGTTTTGATTTATTACAACAGTACGATACTTGGTATGATAAAGGTGGACAACTATCTTTAAATGATGAAGAGTGGGGTCTTGATATCGAACGAGGTATTACTTATAATGAAGCAAGCACTTGGAATACTCAAGAAAGATTCCATTACTTAACTGGTGGAGGACCTTTAAATAAAGAATCTGATAAAACTTGGTATGATCTTACTAATCCATATAAGTACGCAGATAAAGTACGAGGTACACTTACTAAAGAAGTAAGAGATAAAGATTTTAAACATGTTAAAACTCTCTATCAAACCCGTGAGTTTCCAATGGATTGGTCTAATTATACTGATGATGCTTTATATCGTGCAGCTATTGATGACGTTTTAGAAGACGATTACAATATGTTTATGGGTCCGGGTGCTGACTTTGATAATGCTAGACAAGTAAGAGCAGCAGAAGCAGTACATAGGAAATGGAAAGAGGATATTTATAAGCAAGCAGATAGAGAAGGTAGAGATCAAACGTGGGTTGCTCAAGAACTTAAGCAAAAACTTACAGATGAAATTGATTCTGCTAGGATTTCAAACCAACGTTACCCTGAAGGTAGGAACACACGTGGTTTCCAGCACAACCAACAGGTAATGATAAGGAAGTATAAACCATTTCAGAAGTTCAATGAAGAGACTGGTACGATGTCAAGGTACCATCCTATTACAGGTGAGCTAAGATCAGAAGTTACTTACCAATCACCACCACTTCCTACTCGTATGACTATTACAGGTAATAAGGTTGAGGAAGATGTGGATGCAGGTCAATACTATAGTCCTACCTTTGGGTATGAACAGAAGATTACTGATAGTATGATGAGTGATCCAGATCCTGTAGCTAAACCTAACATAAGTATTAGAGGATTAACTTCACGTAAACCAGACAACATCAGTGGATGGCAAGAGACTGGTAAAACTAAGGAGGCAACATGACAACAGACTGGAGTAAAACATGGGCTGGTCAGAATGGTTGGTACGATGGGTACGACTCTACTGCAACAGGTAGTTTTGTAGACATCAGTACACTATCAGGAGCTGAACGTGATGCTGCTATTACATCCGTAAGAGAAAACATCATTGGTTTACTAGAACAGAAAGGTGTAACAAGAGCACAGATCTTAGATCCAACAAGTGATGTCGGTCAGTTCTATCAGACACAAATGGCTAACGCTGCTAGTGGATCAGACAATGTTACTAGAGATGCCTACCAAGCTGCAGCTCAGACTACTACA